GCATTGTTTGTAACTCCAACAGATTCAGATGGTAACGCAACTGGAAACGCACCTATTTATGATTGGCCGGAGCTTGGTGAATAATGGTTAAAGTAAAAGACGTAGAGTCTAAATTAAAAACACACGAAGCTGTTTGCGCTGAACGATGGAAAGAGACCATTGAGCGCATAAAACGCCTTGAGCTAGTGATGATTACAGGTGCAGGTTCTCTTATCCTTTTGATGGCAGGTATGCTCTGGAAGATATAATAAAAGGAAGTTAGATGCCTTTGTCCAAGATACAGTTCAAACCTGGAGTTAATCGTGAGACTACATCTTACGGTGATGAAAACGGCTGGTTTAACTCTGACTTAATTCGTTTTCGTAAAGGTCGTCCTGAAAAGATGGGTGGTTGGTCTCGCCTAAGTAGCAATACTATAGAGGGGACAGGACGTTCCTTACATGTCTGGGCAGCATTGGACGGATCCAAGTTTATGGGACTTGGCACAGAAGCCAAGTTCTACATAGAAGAAGGTGGCGGCTACAACGACATCACACCTATAAGGTCTACCGTCACTCTTGGATCTAATCCTTTAAAGACAGGATCTGTTGTTTCTGGTGCTACGGTTGTTACCGTAACGGCTCCTGCACACGGTGCGGTAACAGGAGATTACGTTACTTTTAGTGGTGCTACGGCAACGGACGGCATAACCACGGCTCAGTTAAACATTGAGCATGAGGTAACCGTTGTAGACTCTAACAGTTATCAAATCACAACTACAGGTACGGCTTCCTCTGGAACCACTGCTGGCGGTGGGTCTGCTGTTATTGCCAACTATCAGATCAACACAGGTCTTAATACGGTTGTAACAGGGACAGGCTTTGGAGCCGGTCTCTGGAGCGGTGTAACAACAGGATATTCACAGACCACCCTTAATGATAGTGGTGGAATAAACGACAGTGTGACCTCGTTTACCCTAACAAGTGCGGCTAACTTTGAAACGGCGGCTACTACAACAAGCGCGAACCTTACAGTCCTTAGTTCGTCTGTTCCTGTGGCAGATTCCAGCGGGTTTCCGGCTAAAGGTACGCTTCTAATAGGTAGTGAGAAAATACGTTACGGAACAAATGTAAGCAACGTATTTGGTGATTTGACCCGCGCAGATGACGGAACGACAGTGGCTACTTCTTCTAGTGGCGACGCGGTAACCTTTGTCGGACTTATGCTGATAGGCAGTGAGTTAATTCAATACACAGGTAAATCTACTCATACTATTAATGCAGGTGTTGTTCGAGGTGCTCGTGGAACTTCTGCCGCTTCTCATAGCGACGGAGCAACTGTTAAGGAAGCAAATGACTTTGTAGGGTGGGGAGCATCCTCTAGCACTGCGGCAAACACAGGATCAAACATTCGCTTGTACAGTCAGGACAATTGGGGTGAAGACTTACTGCTTAATGTCTTCGACGGAACCCCGTACTACTGGGATAAGACACTGGGCCTTGGTTCACGGGCCACGGACCTTGCCTCTCAGCCTAATGCGTCTGGTGCTCCTACTATAACCCGCAGAATAATGGTTTCAGGTTCAGATCGGCATGTGGTTTGTTTTGGATGTAATCCGTTAGATGAAACAGATCAAGATTTGTTGATGGTTCGCTGGTCTGACCAAGAGAACCCCGCAGATTGGACACCTACCGCTACAAACACGGCTGGCTCCCAACGTATATCTTCTGGATCAGAGATTATATCGGCACAGAAAACCCGTCAGGAAATGCTTATCTGGACAGATACAGCTCTCCATGCCATGCGGTTTACAGGTCCTCCGTTCACTTTTGGTTTCAGTATGTTAGCAAACAACGTGTCTATNATTGGACCAAACGCGGTAACAACTGTTGGAGACAAGGTTTTCTGGATGGACCGTGAGAACTTNTACGTTTACACAGGTCGTGTTCAGGTTATTCCCTGCACTCTTCTCAGGTATGTGTTTGANGACATCAATCTGGAGCAGAGCTTTAAATGNTTTGCNGCTTCCAACAAGATGTTTGACGAGGTGTTCTGGTTCTACCCCTCCGCAGATTCTACGGAAATAGACCGCTACGTTAAGTTTAACTTTACGGAGAACACTTGGGATCTGGGAACTCTGTCAAGGACAGCTTGGGTTGATTATGGCGTTCACGACAACCCAAGAGCCTGTGGAATTGCTAACTCTACAAACTTTGTCTACATTCATGAGACAGGTGACGATGACGATGGCTCTGCCATGACTTCGTTTATTGAGTCTGCTGACTTTGACCTTGGGGACGGGCAACAGTTTATGTTTGTAAGTCGTTTGATACCAGACATTGACATTACAAGCACCAGTGCTGCCGCCTCGGTAGATTACGTATTGAAGACGCGCAACTTCCCAGGAGATAGCTTGGCTACTAATTCTACCAATGCAGTAACCTCTAGCACCCAGCAGGCTTTTCTTAGAAGCCGGTCACGGCAAGCTGCGCTACGCATTGAGAGTTCTACAACAGATATAACGTGGACGCTGGGTGATCTTCGCCTTGATATACGTCCTGACGGGAGCCGCTAATGTCTAGTTTATTAGATCACAGTATGCCCATGGCTCCTGATGAGTACGACGCAGAGACTTTTGTAAGAATACTGCGTGATCTTGAAATGGCTCTTACAAAGATAGACTTCCCTGCTGTTGTTAGCGGAGAAGATGACACTAATGGTTTAAACTGGTTTATGGACTGATGGCTTCTGCTTACAAGAATATAGTAACAACGGTAGGTTCTACAGGGGATGTAGTTGTATATACATGCCCAGCGGCTACCGAAGCACTTGTAAAGAACATCAATTTATATAATAGCCATACGGCGTCGATAGTGGTATTCTGCAAGATAACCGATAGCTCCGCTTCGGCAACGGTAATTTTGCAGAAGATCACGTTGGCTACGTTGGCCTCTTCTTCTGCCACCGCAGACGTGTCGTTTACAGGTCCTTTTGTTTTAGAGGCCGGTGACACGCTAATATTTAACTGCGCTACCGCAGCAAAGATTCAAGTCTTTGCCAATGTTTTGGAGCTTTCCTGATGCTACAACAAACACACACAATATCGAATAAGGGTTTGCAATCTTTTGCAGAGGCGTCTCCTGATTACGAGTTTGCCCCAGTTGGCCTTGGTTCCATGCACGAACAAGCCAAGAAGCTGGCAGAGTACGGTCGGAATGGTGACATATATGTAGTTCACGCTGCGGAAGGTGAGACGGTCATACCCCTAGAGGTCCTGAACGCAAACCCAAAGATTAAAGAACTTCTCTTTGGTCAGATGCGCGGCATGGGCCTAGATCCACAAGAATTTGTTGTTGGCAGCGAGCTTAATAGCATTAACCCAGACACGGGCCTACCTGAATTCTTCTTTAAAAGTGTGTTTAGAGGAGTAAAGAAAGCCGTCAAGTCTGTAGCCAAGCTTGCAAAAAAGGCTGCTCCTGTTGTTATACCACTGGCCGCAGCATATTTTGGCATTCCTTTTTTAGGAGAAGCGTTTGGTGCAGGAACTTTTGGAGCCAGCTTTATTGGTGGCGGCATAGGAAGTCTTGCTGGCGGGGCAAGTCTTAAAGATTCACTTAAAGCCGGTCTTATGAGCGGTGGCCTAGCAAGTCTTAGCGCAGGTGTTATGTCCGGTTTAGACCAAACAACTCCAGGCAGCAGCTTTATGGGAGGAATTAAAAGTAGCTTTACGGGTCAAACTCCTGTTTACGCTCTTGACCAAGTAACTGGTAAAGTGGTGCAGCAGGGAACAAAGTATGCAGCGTCTCCTCTTGCGGACGTTTTTGGTACTTCCTCCGCAGCAGAGGCTTCTGCGGCAGCTTCTAGAGCTCAATTTAATAACCTCTTTGGCAGTGGTAGCGCTATTGACACACTTACGGGTGAGGGAGCTTTTTTTGGAGACGCTCCTACAAGTATTCTTGATCCAAATGCAAAAGGGCTCGTATATGCGCCGGGTTCTAATTACCCTGATCCTAACTTTCCGAACAGTGATTTTCGCGCTCCTTTTAAAGCTGGATATACCGAAGAGGGCTTTGGAAAAGTTTTAGAAGGAGGGTTCATACCCAAAACAGTTGCTGTCCCAAAGAGTCCTAGCCTATCCAGCCGAGCTTCTGATTTATTGTTTGGAGCCGACCCTTCTCAAGCTGAAGTATATGAGAGCGCAAGTAAAATAATAAAAGAAAATCCTGGTTTGTTTACTGGCGAACAGGCCCGTGCAGAAGCTTTAAAAGAACTTTCTCCTAAATTGTTCGGTAGTACGACGGCTAGAAAAGTTCTTCCGACCGCTGCGCTTGGACTTGGTGCAACTGCTGCTCTTGGTGGGTTTGAAGGAGAGCCTGTTGAAGAAGTTAACCTGGCAAATAGAACTCTTTTAAAAGGTCCAACGGGAGTTGACCTTTTTAATAAGAACCAAAGCGCGTACCTTCTTCCTGACGAGGCTTTAGACTCCACTTTCTTTACCCCTTTAAATAGTTCTGCTGTTTCTACCGCATACCCTTTGCTTTCTGTTGCCGACGGCGG